TAAAGCGAGAGAAAGATATTCTTTCGGTGTATCTGACCCACTAGGTATCTTTGGTTCACCAGGTAGTTCGTAAGAACTGTTAAGGGGAGCACACGCTCCCCTTTTTTTTATGTTATATTATATAACTCTAGGTACTTTATTAATCAATCTATCAACTGACCTAGCAGACTTTGCCAAGATGATAGATTATTTCTTTTAGGAGAAACAAATGGCTAACACAACTTTTAATGGACCAGTTAGGTCCGAAAACGGCTTTCAAGTCGTATCTAAAAATTCATCTACAGGTGCTGTAACTACTGAGTTCACTTTAAATGGTGATGGTATGCAAGTTACTCCTGTAGCTTTAGCTGATACAACAGCTATTTCTTTAACAGCAACTGCTCATGGTGGTAGAGTTTCTGTAGTTCCAGCACTTTCAGCTAACTGCACATTAACATTACCTTCTCCATCAGCAGGTGTATATTTTAAATTAATTTATGGCGGTGCTGCAGAAGAAACAGAAAATTTAATTATTAGCACAGGGTCTAATACTAATTTCTATATTGGCGGTATTGTTCATTTAGATTCTAATGCAGACAATCTTTCTGTATATTCAGATGGTAACTCAAACTCTATATTAACTCTTACAGACTTTGGTTTGTTTGAAATTAATATATTAGCTAAAGATAGTACTAATTGGTACATCTGGGGTAATCAAGAAGGTGCAGATGTACCAGCATTTTCTGACGCTTAATTAGGAGTAAATTATGGCTGACGCAGTAACATCACAAACCATTATTGATGGTGAAAGAAATTGTGTTATGAAGTTTACAAATGTCAGCGATGGCACGGGAGAATCCGCAGTAGCTAAGGTAGATGTATCTGCCTTAGCTTCTAACTCAGCAGGTACAGCTTGTTCAGAAGTTAGAGTTATGCGTATTAGCCATGCTATCGTAGGTATGTCTGTTCAATTATTTTTAAATGCTACTTCTAATGTTTTATTAGTAGAACTTGCTGAAAGTAGTAATGGACATATGGACTTTAAAGATTTTGGTGGACTTCCAAATAATGCAGGTAGTGGTAAAAATGGAGATATTCTATTTACTACTAAAGGACACTCTTCAGGAGACACTTATTCTATTACTTTAGAAATGGTAAAAGTGTATTCTGATTAATAGGATTTAATTATGGCAAAAAGTAAAAATTATATAATTTCAGAAACTGGTCAATTTCCACCACAATATAAAGTTTTAGAAGCTTCAGATGATGGTATATGGAAACCAATATTTGGTCCTGACCCAGATTTAGAAGATGCACAACGAAAGTGTGATGAAATGAATGGTGAAAGGGCAAGAAACGAAAAAGGACAACTTATCGGTGATGACCCATCTACGCCAGATATTAATGAAGCTTATGTTGGTGGTAAAAAACCAAAAAAGAAAATAACTAAAAAACCCGCAGCTAAAAAAAGAGGGCGACCTAAAAAAGCTGCATCTAAGTAAAGGAATTAATTATGAAACCTAAAAGAGATATAGGGCAACCTAAAGCAACTGAAATGGGAACTGAATCTAATAAACAGTATGTTAAAAGAATGTTTAGTATGGGTATGAATACTAAAATGACTAATGATATGCCTATGGAAAATAAAGGCTATCAGGCAGGTAAAAAAGTTGAAATGGGTAAAAGACCTATGACAACTAAAGGCGGTATGTCTGGCGGTAAAGGCACAAAACGCATGATGAAAACCAAAGGTGGTATGCGTGGTGGTTATAAACGAGGCATGAAAACTAAAAGTTATGCTAGAGGCGGTAAGTCTTAACTAATACTTATGCCTATAAGAAAACAGGCTAAAATGCCTCCTAGAAATAAAAAGAACTTTCGTTCTACTAAATCTGGTGCTGGTATGACTAAAGCTGGTGTTAAAGCTTATAGGCGTTTAAATCCTGGTTCTAAGTTAAAAACAGCAGTAACAGGTAAAGTAAAGAAAGGTAGTAAGGCTGCAAAACGCAGAAAGTCTTACTGTGCAAGGTCTTTAGGACAACTTAAAAGAAGTTCAGCTAAAACTAGAAACGACCCTAATTCAAGAATTAGACAGGCTCGTAGAAGGTGGAAGTGTTAATACAGGATAAACAATGGCTACAAGCGGAACAACAACATTTACATTAGATTTAGCCGACATCATGGAAGAAGCCTATGATTTGTGCGGTAGTGAGTTGCGTTCTGGTTATGACTATAAAGGAGCTAAAAGAGCTTTAAATCTTATATTCTTAGAATGGCAAAATAAAGGATTAAATCTTTGGAAAATAGAACAAGCTACTCAAACACTTACTGCTGGAACAAGTAGTTATGCAATAGAATCTTCTGCTTTAGAAGTTATAGATGCTTTTATTAGAACTGATGCAGGAGATACAGATAATCAGTTTGACCAAAGACTAAATAGAATATCAAGAACAGAATATAATCATCAAGCTGTAAAATTATTACAATCAAAACCAACACAGTTTTACATAGATAAAGGTACTAGCTCTAATAATATTGTATTATGGGCAACTCCTGATTCTGCAGAAACATATACTTTAGTTTATGATTATATTAAAAGAATAGAAGATGCAGGTAATGTAGCTAGTAATAATGCAGATGTTCCTAGTAGATATTTACCATGTCTTACTTATGCACTTGCATATAATTTAGCTTGTAAAATACCAGAAGCAGTAAATAGAGTTCCAATGATTAAACAAAGGTATGATGAACTTTGGAATGATGTAAGTGATGCAGATAGAGAGAGAGCACCAGTTAAATTTGTACCTGATATGAATGTTTATAGATGAGTTATGCACTAGGTAAAAAAGCTTTAGGAGACTGTGATAGATGCGGTTTTACTTATAAGTTAAACGATTTAAAATACGAAATAGAAGATGGTATTCGTAATGGATTAAGAGTTTGTGATGATTGTTTAGATATAGACCATCCTCAATTAAAAATTGGTGAGGTAGATACATCAGACAATCAATCACTTTATAATCCAAGACCTGATAGAGGCGAAAAATCATCTACTGAATATTATGGATTTAATCCTGTATCAAGCACAGGTTTAGTTTTAAGAACAAAAACAGGAACAGTTAAAGTGAGTACAGAATAATGGCATGGACATTTACAACATTAAAAACAGCAATACAAGATTATACTAATAATACAGAAACTACTTTTACAAATAATTTAGATGAATTTATTGTTAATACTGAAGATAGAATACAAAAATTAGTATCTCTTCCAGTTTTTAGAAAAAATGTTACAGGTACTTTAACATCTGGTAATCAATATCTATCAACACCTACAGATTTTTTATCAGCACATTCATTAGCTGTAGATAATAGTGGTTATGAATATTTATTATTTAAAGATGTAGCTTTTATTAGAGAAGCATATCCTAGTAGTTCTACAACAGGAATACCTAAATATTATGCTAGATTTGATGAAGATAGTTTTATTGTAGCACCTACACCTAATGCAAATTTTACTGCAGAATTACACTATGAATATACACCTACATCTATTACAACAAGTGGTGATGGAACAAGTTATTTAGGTACAAATGCACCAGATTGTTTATTATATGGTTCTTTAGTTGAAGCATATACTTTTATGAAAGGTGAACCAGATATTATGGTTAATTATGAAAAAAGATTTCAAGAAGCAATACAAAGATTAAAAGTATTTGCTGAAGGTAAAAATACTAAAGATAATTATAGGACTGGTCCTGTAAGACAACAGGTAACATAATGTTTAGTTTAGATGTAACAAGTAATGTTGGTGATATATCAGTTAAAACTACTAACAACAAAGGTTTAAGTCCTGAATATTGGACTGAAAGAATTATAGATAGATTAATATCTATTAGTGATAATGCTGACCCTATGGTTAAAGCACAAGCACAAGCATATAAAAATAGTATGACACAAGTTGTACTTTTATATTTAAAACAGGCTATAGCTAGTGATAGAGCTACTGTAGCAGGATTATTACAAAAACAAGGTCATAAAGATATGGCTGATATTATAAGGAGACTTTAATGGCAATTTCACAAGCAATGTGTACTTCATTTAAACAAGAATTATTAGAAGGAGTACATAATTTTAAGAATAGTGGCGGTAGTACTTTTCAATTAGCACTATATACAAGCTCTGCATCATTAGGTGCAGGTACAACTGCATATACAACTTCTAATGAAGTTAGCGGTACTAACTATACAGCTAAAGGTGGAACTCTAACAAGAGTTGACCCTTCAACATCAGGTACAACAGCATTAACAGATTTTGCTGATTTAACATTTAGTACAGCTACTATAACTGCTAATGGAGCAATGATATTTAATGATAGTGCATCAGGAGACCCTGCTGTTTGTATTCTTGCTTTTGGTGGAGATAAAACATCAACAGCAGGTGATTTTACTATTCAATTTCCAACAGCAGATGCATCAAACGCTATTATAAGAATAGCTTAACAAATGGCTGGATGGGGTCGTTCTGGCTGGGGGATTGGTCCTTGGGGTCAACCCGCAGTAACTACAGTAAGTGTAACAGGAGTTGCAGGTACTTCTGCACTTGGTAGTGAAACAGTAATAGCAAAAGCTTTAGTTAGTGTAACTGGAGCTAGTGTTACATCAACACTTGGTAGTGAAACTGTTACTGGTACGGCTAATATATCAGCTACAGGCAATGCAGGAACATCTGCATTAGGTAGTGAAATTGTTGCTGCTGAAGCTAACATTTCCGCTTCAGGTAATGCAGGAACATCCGCACTAGGTAATGCTATAACAGCAGGTGCAGCAGTTACAGGAGTTTCTGGTTCAGCATCAGTAGGAACTCTTGGTGATGAATCTGTATCTGCAGCAGCTAATGTTAGTATTACTGGTATTTCTGCTACAAGTTCTTTAGGAAGTATATCTTTAGTAACAAATAATATACTTTCAATTACAGGTTTATCAGCAACAACAGCTTTAGGTAATGAAACTGTTATAGCTAAAGCACTCATTGAAGTAACAGGACTATTTGGAACTGGTCAAATACAAGGTGTAAATATTTGGACTGTTATTGATGATTCACAAACACCAAATTATACAGAAGTTTCTACTTCACAAACTCCAAATTGGAGTGAAGTTGCATAAAAAATAAATTATAATTTTTACGAGGAATAAAATATGGCAAGTACATATGTAAACGATTTAAGATTAAATGAAATGGCTACTGGCGATGCTAGTGGAACATGGGGTACAACTACAAATACTAATCTTGAATTAATAGCAGAAGCTTTTAGTTATGGCACAGAAGCCATTACAACTAATGCTGATACTCATACAACAACTATAGCAGATGGAGCAACAGACCCAGGTAGGTCTATGTTCTTAAAATATACAGGTACATTAGATTCTACTTGTACTATTACTATTGGACCAAATACAGTATCAAAACTATGGATTATAGAAAATGGAACAAGTGGTTCTCAATCTATAATAATTAAACAAGGTACTGGAGGTACAGTAACTATACCTTCAGGTAAAACTAAAGTTATTTATTCTGATGGTGCAGGTTCTGGTGGAGCAATGGTTGATGCTTTTGCTTCTTTAAATTTACAAACAAGTGGCATTATTGAAAGCAGTTCTTCCATACAAACTCCCCTGATAGAATATACTGATGGAGATGATGCCATTACCATTGCAGATGGCGGTGGTGTTACTTTTGGCTCAACTATAGCTGCAAGTGCTGCATTAACCTCAACATCTACAATAGAAGGTACAACAATTACTGCAACTACAGCTTTTGTACCAGATGCTTCTGATGGTGCTGCATTAGGTACAAGTTCTTTAGAATTTAGTGATTTATTTTTAGCAGATGCAGCTGTTATTAATTTAGGTGATGACCAAGATACTACTCTTACTCATGTTGCAGATACAGGTATTTTGTTAAACAGCACAAGACAATTACAATTTGGTGATTCTGGCACATATATACACCAATCAGCAGATGGAGTATTGGATTTAGTTTCTGATACTGAAATAGAAATTAATGCTACTACTATTGATATAAATGGTGCAGCAGATGTATCAGGAGCTTTAACTGCTGGTACAGTTAATGGCGTAGGTATAATAGCTGATACAACAAACTTTACTGATAGCATATTAATAAGTCAAGATGCTGGTACAGGAACATTATCAAGTGCAGCTGACAATACAGGATTAGGTAATGATGTTTTTAATGTATTAACTTCTGGTATTAGAAATACAGCAGTAGGTTCTTCAGCAGGTTTAGCATTAACTACAGCATCTGAAGCAACATTAATAGGTAGACAAGCAGGTGCAGCATTAACTACTGGTAATAGTAATACTTTTGTTGGTGGTAGAGCAGGTTTAGCTGTTACTACAGGAACAGAAAACACAGCAGTTGGTCAAGCTGCATTATTTACTGACACTACAGGTAGTTATAACACAGCTATAGGTAGAGGTGCTTTGTTATCAAATGATACAGCAACTTTTAATACTGCTGTTGGTAGAAATGCTTTAAATTTAAATACCACAGGTGCTTCAAATGTTGCTGTTGGTGGTCAATCACTAGATGCTAATACGACAGGTGCGAACAACACAGCTGTTGGAACATCTGCTCTTGGTGCGTGTACTACAGGTGGAACTAATGTAGCTGTTGGTACTGATGCTTTATCTACAACAACTACACAAGGCGGAAACACAGCAGTTGGTTATGGTGCTGCAAAAGTTACAGCTACAACAGGAGTAACTGCTGTAGGGTATCAAACACTAATAGCTAATACGACTGGGTATGACCAGGTCGCTGTTGGTCAAAGTGCATTAACAGCAAATACAACAGGTTATCAAAATACTGCGGTTGGGTTTAATTCTTTATTGTCTAATACTACAGGCAATAATAATGTTGCTATTGGTAATTCTACAGGAGATAGTATTACAACAGGTAGTGGAAACACTATTGTAGGACAAAATGCAGGTAGTGCAATAGATACAGGTGCTGGAAATACCCTTATAGGACAAAATGCAGGAGATGGATTAAATGGTGATAATGGTAAATGGAATGTTGCTGTAGGTCTTAATGCTTTAAGTGCATCAAGTGCAAACTTTCAAAATACTGCTGTTGGTCAAAATGCTTTAAATGTTAATGCTGCAAATGGTAATTCAGCAGTTGGTTCAAATTGTCTTGCTAGTAATACTAGCGGAAGTGGTAACAATGGATTTGGTTACTTTACTTTGAATGAATGTACCACTGGTGATGAGAATTGTGCATTTGGTACTGCTGCAGGTAGATATATTACTACAGGTGATGAAAACACCTGCATAGGAAACGCAGCAGGTAACGCTATAACAACTGGCTCTAAAAATACTCTTGTTGGTAAAGATTGTGCAAATCAAGTTACGACAGCTTCAAATAATACAGCAGTTGGTTGGGATGCTTTAACTCGTTGTACTACAGGTGCAAGTAACGCTTGTGTAGGATATGAGGCAGGAGATAATATTACAACTGGTTCTAATAATGTATGTGTTGGTATTGAGGCAGGTACTAATATTGCACAAGGAGATAATAATGTTTGTATAGGTAATGCTGTTGAAACATCGGGTGCAGCAACAGGAAATTGTATAACTATTGGTCATAATATTGCAGCTGCAGCTTCTAACACTTTTAGTTTTGGTAAAGCTAGTAATGTTGTATCTAATACATTTACTTCAGATGCTACTTGGTCAAGAAGTTCAGATATTAATAAAAAAACTAATATAGAAAATACAGATTTAGGTTTAAGTTTTATTAATGAATTAAAACCCGTAACATTTAATTGGAAACCTAATACTGAATTTCCAACACATTTTAAGGATTATTCTGAAACAGAAAACCACATGGACACAGAAACAAATCTGTATGGAATGATTGCACAAGATGTAGAAAAGGCATTAGATAAAGTAGGACATAAAAACTTTGGAGGTTGGTCAGAAGAAGAAGATGGCTCACAAAGACTTT